ACCTTGCAAACCAGTAGGGCCAGTTGCACCTACCGCACCCTGCGTACCCGTTGGTCCAGTTGCGCCTGTATTTCCTGTAGGCCCTGTTGGCCCTGCATCGCCTTGCACACCTTGTGCCCCAGTCGGACCAGTCGGACCAACATTACCCTGTACACCTTGGTTGCCCTGTATACCCTGCGAACCAGTTGGGCCAACATTGCCCTGTGCGCCTGTGGGTCCCGTAGGGCCAGCATTACCTTGCGACCCAGTTGGGCCAACAACGCCTTGTGTTCCAGTAGGGCCCGTTGGCCCATTAATACCAGTTACACCAGTAGGACCTGTTGGACCAACATTACCTTGTGCGCCCGTTGGTCCAGTAGCACCTTGTGGCCCAGTTGGTCCGGTCACGCCAACCGATTGCAACACGGCAATTAATTGGTGATTATTTGCAAACCCAGTTGTACCTGTGCCACTTGATGTGTCTAATGAAACGGTGTAAGTAACTGATGTATTTGCAACAATAGTTGGGTTGGCGGTCAACGTCCATTTTTGGTAATTGTTGGAATTGCTTTCATCTTGCAAAATTACATGGTCGCCAGTTTTTAAAAACCCTAAAAACAAATCAACGTCAACACCGTTTGACGTTAAATGACTAAACACTAATTGCGTTGCTGACGTTTGCGTTGCGTTATTCCAAAACACATGACCGCTTGTTGGCGTGCCTGATGTTTGATTGGTATCTGCTTGATAGTTATAAAAAGACGATGACCCACCATCAGCACCATTTGCACCAGTTGGACCAGTAGCCCCAGTATTACCAGTAGGTCCTATATTGCCTGTTGGCCCAGTTGATCCAGTATTGCCCGTTGCGCCCGTTGGCCCTACGTTGCCTTGTATACCTTGTACCCCAGTTGGTCCGGTCGGTCCAGCAACGCCTTGGTTGCCAGTCGGGCCAGTTGTACCAATATCACCTTGAATGCCTTGTTCGCCTTGTATACCTTGAGAACCTGTAGGGCCAAGATTTCCTTGAATACCAGTTGGACCAGTCGGGCCAGTAGAGCCAATAACACCTGTAGGCCCTGTAGCACCAGTTGTTCCAGTTGGCCCAATAACACCAGTTGGCCCAGTTGGGCCAATATCACCTTGCACCCCTGTCGGTCCAACAACGCCCTGTATGCCTTGCTCGCCTTGTATGCCCTGTGGCCCTGTTGGTCCAACATTACCTTGTACGCCCGTTGGCCCTGTAGCACCTACATTACCTTGTGGCCCAGTAGGTCCAATATCACCAGTAGGGCCAGTTGCACCAGTGTCACCTGTTACACCTGTTGGACCTGTTGGACCAGCGACTGTCGAATTTGCGCCTGTGGGACCCGTAGGACCTACATCGCCTTGCAAACCTTGTGACCCAGTCGGACCTATATCGCCAACTTCACCTTGTATACCTTGTACGCCTTGCGGACCAGTAGGCCCAATATTTCCTTGGTCGCCCTGATTACCTGTTGGGCCAGTAGGTCCGACCATTCCCTGTGAACCCGTAGGTCCAATATCGCCCTGTGCGCCTGTAGGACCAGTTGCGCCAATGTCACCTTGTGCGCCAGTAGGGCCAACATTACCTTGCACACCAGTCGGACCAGTTGGGCCAGTTTCGCCTTGATTACCTTGCGCACCAGTTGGACCAACATTGCCCTGTATACCCTGTTCACCTTGTATGCCTTGAGGCCCTGTAGGACCGTGGTCGCCTTGAATACCCGTAGGACCAGTAGGACCAGCCACGGTAGAGTTTGCACCTGTAGCACCCGTAGGGCCAGTCGGCCCAATATCGCCTTGCGGTCCTTGTGGGCCAGTGGGTCCTTCTACGCCTTGCACACCCTGTATACCCTGTACCCCTTGTGGGCCAGTCGGACCTTCAATACCTTGGTCGCCTTGGTTGCCTTGTGCGCCCGTAGGACCTGTAGGTCCAATTTCAGTTGATGCCGCACCTGTGGGGCCAGTAGCCCCAGTTGGGCCAATTGCCCCAGTTGCACCAATTGCGCCAGTCGCACCAATAGCACCAGTAGGTCCTTGCGTACCCGTTGGGCCAGTTATACCTTGAGGGCCAGTAGGTCCTTGCGCACCTACAACGCCACGATTAATTTGTATGGTTTGTTGTGCGGGCGGCGCAACTTCAAGATTTATTTGAGGCGCGGGTGTAACTGTCAACAAAATATTGTTGGAGTCTTGCACCGTTACCGAGGTACTGCTCGGCACAGTTTGTACTGTTGCCATGATTACACCTTAACGATTGCATCAGAACGAACAATAAACAACAGAAAAATAATAGTGTCTTGCGCGGGTGTCGCGCCAGCGGCAGGGAAACTAATTTTGATTCGACCAGAAAAACCAACGCCGTTTACATAGTCAATTTCCAACTCAGGGTCAGAGTTAATTAAACCCCAAGCCCCGCTGTCAATTACCAGCGTAAACGAACCAGCGGCATCATCGACATTGGTTACGGTAAGGTTAACTGCTGTGGGTGGTGGCTCATAGTCGGCTATGTCAAACGTTAAGCCATAACGCGAATCACGCACATTGCTTAATGCGCGGCGCACAATCTGAGCATCAATAGTTGCGCCTGTAAGGTCAACGGGTTCGCCGTCCTCGCCAGTCATAACTAAATTCCAAAAGGCGTTTTGTTCCCAAACAAGTTCGCCAGCAATAATTGGGTTGTCAAATCCGCTAACTTGATAAAGTGAATTTTTATTAAATACTGCCATGATGTTTCTCCTGCCTTGGTTAACAGCCCTATGACCTTACAGAGCCGCGAATCATGTCTTGTATTGTGTTAATCAGATTGTCCCATAGGCCGATACGTTGTCAACGGCAATAATTTCACCAGCCGATGAAATACTGGCTATTGATGTTCCGCTATATTTAAACAGCAGTGTACCGCCCGATTCTTCTATGGAAAAATTGCCAAGCGTCAGCGTTGTCCCCATATCCAAATTACCTGTTGAGGTAAGCGTTGCCTTGGTTACCCCGCTGTATTGCAAAAGCAAACTTGTGCCTGATTGAACAAACGCCCAGTCTGTCATTGTTCCAGCCGCTGCACCCAAGTTGGTTCTTGCCGCCGCCGCTGTTGATGCGTTTGTACCGCCATTGGCTAGAGGGACAGCATTAACCAGCCCGTCAGTCGCATCTAGCCGCCCTGATGAATCAAGATTGTTTGCAAGTTGCGAAAGATTAAAAGCCTGTGTCATAGTTGTTCCTTATGCCGCGCCAATTCTAGCGAATGATTGTTGATTTAACAATGTGACGTTGTTGTCAAAAGCCGTGTTAAGTATCCAGTTTGCATCGGTTGCGGTGTAGTCGTATGAAACGCCTTTGGTTAATATTGCGCCATTTGCGTATACACCCATTGCCAACGCATTACTTTCAAACGCATAGGTTAATTGACTTGCTGTTGAGTATGTCACCAAATTAATAATATTTGAACAAGGTACGCCAAGGTTATTATTGGCATATTGGATAATAATTAATTTACCTGTTAACACAGCAGGGAAACCTGTTAGCGTTCCATCACCAGCCAAATCATAATCAATTTCATTTAAAGCAGAACCATTTACAAATAGCATTTCTGCGCCATTAGTTATTCCAAAAGCAGTTGGTAAAAAAGATGAAACACTTGTTAGGTTTTCTTCCCACCGACTAAACGGAGCATATTCGCCAGCCGCACGATAACGATAGACTATTGAATTTATTGCTGGCGCAGTAATATTTGTTGTGAATGTTATAGTTTTTGTGCTTGTGTTTATTGTGCTTACTGTGTATTGCGTAGGCGTACCCGTGTCGCTAAATGTTAACAAATTACCAGCATTAATTATTTGATGAGGTGCATCATTATATGTAATGTAGTTACTGCCAGTTGTTGCAACGGTGATGTTCATCTGCTCGTAAAAAGGGTCAGAACTTACAGCCCTCATGTTATAAACAATAATAATTTCGCCAGCCGCGCACGCCGTACTCATTACGACTGTTGTTGATGTTTCTGTGTAATCTGATGTTGACAGCAATGCGCCGTTTCTAAAGACAAGTATTTGTCCAACAATATGCGTAACGCTAAATGTTGTTTGCGCGGCTGTTGCTGAAAATATTGTTTCAGTAAAAAAGAATTCATCTTGTTCTGTAAAGCCAACAACACGACCATAAATGTCAATCGTCAGCGTTGCCGCACTAGCAGTCTTGGTATATATGCCAGCACCAAAATTTAAAAATCTTTGTAACGATACAACCATTGTACCGCTTGTGCTATTTGTTACAGATACCAAACCATCTGCACTGCTTGCCGCTGTTGTGCCTATGGTTACCAATTGGCCGCTTCGACTATCAAGGTCAATAAAGTTACTGCCATCAGGTAAGCCCGACCAAAGGCTTGGGTCATACAAAGATGTTTCTGTTGGCACAAAGCCGCCATTTAAATTTGCGTATCCAGCGTTGCCTACGTTAAAACTAAATCGGCGACTTTGGCGGTTAGCAAAAAGCAAATAATTCGCAGTGCCAAAATTACTATTGGCTTCATACCATGTGTAATCTTGATAATTAGAACTGCCGTTAGCAGTAGAGTTATTCAACAATCCGTAATAGGCTTTATTGCGCGGGTCAGTTGAAAAGTTTGTTGCGCCATCTGCGCTGTCTGCATATGCAACTGCAATCCATCGTTGCGCATATTGAAACGTTCTTGGTCGCCATTCAATTAAATCGGATGCTGGTGAAAATACACTATCTCCAAGTGAATTAACCATTCGCGCAAACACATACCAATCACCTGATGGCAATGACGTTACTGTAACCACTGGCATTGCCGCACTACTTGTATAGGGCGCATTATTTGGTAATGTTTCTGTTGTGCCTAAAAACAATCGTTGTGTTGTAGTAGGCACTTCATATGCGCTGTACCAAATTTCAGCGTATTGAACAATGCCATAAGGCGATGCAATAGCCGTTACATCAAACGATGGAATATTTGCATATGGGACTTCGTTTGAAATTGTTGGTGCAACTAACGTACCAAAAAAATTAGGGTAAGCAATGCCCGTATTTAACGCTGGTGTAAATTGCTGAATTGGTACATCATCATATACAGCCGCGTTATATTCACCAAGTAAAAGCGTTGCGCGTATTGAGCCATCATCACCAAAAACCTCAGTGACTCTTGAAATTCGAAATAATTTTTCTGTCCATCCGTAATTTGTATTGGTTACGCTAACAACATCGCCAGCCTCAAGTTGCAAGCCTTCATAGTTAATTGAAAACTGTACTTGCAAATCCTCGCGGGCTTCTTCTAAAAACCGATTGGCAAGATATTGCGCTCGTACATTATTGTTTACCAAAGGCAGACTAATTGACTGTTTATTTATAGGTTCATTTGGATATAGCAAGCCGGGGTTTGCAACAGCAAGGTTTAGTGTTACTGTGTTAAATGCATCTCTATTAGATGCATCAGGATATTTAACTTCGGCTATGTTGTAACTGCTTGCTAAATCTGTTGGCGATATTGATATGGCTGTCACAATATTTGAATCAGTTAAGAGCATAACTGATACGTCATCAGGGGTCTGCACTACCACTCCCCATTGCCCTGTAATTTCGTTGTACTTTAAAAGACAATCACACGATGCCGCCATTAACTGCAAATTTGCCATAACAGTTGTATCTGTGTACAACGTGCCATCAAATTTAAATCGTGCTTGCGTTTCACTGCCGCCGCCTGATGGCGTATAAGTAAATGCTCCATTTGAATATGTATTTAATGCTGTAAGTGACGCGGTATCAATGTCTGTAACGGCAATACCAGCACCATATCTTGTCGATGTTAAATAGTCATTAAAACAATCCCCACATGATGTTCGACTATTTGTCACTTGAAATTTTGTGTCAGGCAACCCAGTTAAACCAGCGGCAGAGTTATATGTAATTTCAATAATTGCAAACGCGCAATTGGTCATTGTTTTTGTAGCATCCCACTGGTAAGCCAATGTAGGATTTTGCATAACAGTTATTGCAGACGTACTGCTGTTGGTTGGGGTAGATGAACCATTGCTGTATAGATAAATATTTATTAATCCGTTTACACGCGAGTCATTTTCACCCGTTGAAGTATCAAGCAATGATGACACTGTATAACCGTTGCCTTGAAAATATACTTTTTTTCCACCTATATAAATATCACCAAAACTAATTGAGTCAGGCGATGAACCTGATTCAGTATTTGTTACTTCGCATAATGCCATAACAAAAAACATTGTTTGGTTATTTGATGTAATGCTCATGTCCGTAACAATACCTGCTACAAAGGCTTGCCCATAGACAATAGGTAATTTATTATTTCCCGCTGGCGGTAATTGCACACGACTGCCGGGGTCGGGATTGTTTTGTGTATCGTTCCAATTTGGAGGTTGCGGCGCAAAGGCTTTTGCAATAATTGCTGTGGCAATAATATTGACTGCAAATGCCGTGGCGACATACGCAAATGTTCCAGCCGCCGCCGCGCCCAGTAAATAAGTTGCAACAAGAGTACCCGGCATTTATATTCCCCAAAATTCTTCAAGTTTTTGAAAGCCTAATTTACCGTATTTCAAATCAGGACTGTTTGCCATCTTGCTTATAAAAAAATTAGATATACGGCCTTCTACAATTAGAGCATTACCATAGGCTACATACTCAGACAATAATCTATATGCGGCAGTAGACAATCTTGCATCAGGGTTTACCCAAAAAGCATATTCGTGCATAAGATAATTTTGTGGTGACCAAAGGCTTGGGTTAATTCCAGCAATTAACATCCCGCATATACCTTCATGGTTTACTGCAACTAACAAAATACCTTTGCCCGCAATAATTTCATACAGCATTTTTTCTATGTATGCCGCATCATCAATGCTTGCCAAGAATTGCATAGGCGTGTGATTTCTATACTCGCGCAACATATCAAGTATGAATGGAAAGTCAAACGCTGATGCTTTGCGAATCAGCATTAATTCGGTCTTCCAAAATTAAATTGAAAACCTTCTAACGTTACAACCCTTTCCATTGATGTATCCGCAGGGTCAAAATAAGTCCATGCGTTATTGTTTGTATATCGCCCAGCAGTTCGATTTTGCAAAATTAGTTGAATTGGTGAGGCCGCCAATGAAACCGTTCCAAGATACATACGCAAATCTTCATACCATTGTTCATTAATTTGAAATGAGGTTACATAGCCTGTAAAAAATTTATACAAGCCTTCATTACCGCCAGTGGTTATTAGTTCACCATCGGTATTAAAAAAACCATGCCACATTTGTATATATGATCCTTTGATGGTGCTACCAAGTACCAAGCCAAGCATTGTTGGGTCTATGCCAGTCAGAGTTACGGTTGTTTCATTTGCTGTGCTTTTTATATCGCGTTGCACATCGCCAATTTTTAATAACTCCCCAAGTGCGGTAAATGTGCCTATGCTTGGTATAGTCATTTCAGATGGCGCAGTTGAAAAGTAATATGTTGTTGTGCCGTCATTCAAACTTACAAAGTCTGCAATGCGTATATTGTTTGTTCCGTCAACAGGTGTGATTACATTCATAGGACCGCCTCAAATGCTTTAAAAGAACCGTTCCAAGCAATGTATGAATCATTGGCAAATGGCATCAACATGTAGGTTGGGTATTCACGCAATATCACTGGAAAGGTAATGCCTGTATATGTATTGTCATCCATGCTAATTGTTGTGCCGTATTGTCCAATGACCGCGGTTTGCGTAGTGAGCAATTCTGCAATAAGGTTTCTATGTACTGGTATGTCGACTGTCGAGCCTACACCGCGCACAACATCAGCCGTTGCAATATAAGCGTGTTCGTCAACTTGACAAAAATCGCCAGCCTTAACAATAAATTCCCCTGCGCCCATACTTGGCAAACTACCAAGCACCAAAAGTTTGTTTGCGCTTGCCGTCTGCCATTCGCAAGCGGCAATTTCACCCGATGTCATATCGCCTTGATACGCAATGTAGTTTTCCCAACCCGTGCTTGCAAAACTTAAATATTGCGTTAATGCTTTGTCGTTGATTCGCAAGACATTTAAAATTTCGCGGCTTTGGCTATACAGCAAATAATTCATAGGCCGCATCTCAAATGCAAACGGCACAACTGTTTCATACTCAGATGTGACGATGCGTTGGTTGCGGCTTATGGTTTGCCCAACAAATCGTTGGTCCATAATGCCAACGGATTCCGCTATGGCAAGAATACTTTGTAGGCTCATGTTATTTGCTCACTGGTAAAGACCGTTGTGCCGATTGATTTGCAGACCATACCGCGCTTTTATTTTTGCTTAAAAACTGCGTAGCCGATTGCGTATCAATTGCATTCATGTTTTGAATATACGGCCCGTTGTACACGACTGATGGTTGCCCGCCCATGTAACTAGATGCTTGCATATTAGGTATGACTGTGCCACGGCGTTGCGGAATAAATAACTCAGGGCCGTTTTCGCCCACAAGGGTAGGTCCATCAATTTCACCGCCAGCCGCCGCAACTGCTACTTGTGGTGTTGCGCCACCCATGCTCATACCACCAAAGCCGCCAAAGCCCATTGCCCTCATACCCATCATTACCAATTGCATGGCTTGAAATTTTAAAATCATTGCCATGATGTCTTGAATAATGCTTTTGGCAAAATCTTTAAACGTGACTTTTCCTCCACGTGCAAAATTATCAATTGCGCTGTTCATATTGCCAATTGCCGCACCAAACATATCCGCGCCAAGTTTGCCGTAGTTCTCAGCATCTATTGCAAATTGTCGTGCCGCTGATTCAAAGCCTTCGCTAAACGATTTGCGTCTTGCTTCCTCATCCATAATGGCTTGTTTACGCGCAGCACTGAGTTGCTGTTCAGCACCAATCAACTCTTGTATACGCCTAACTTCAGCATCATATGCTTCACCCTTACCCATTGATGCGGCATTAGCAATTTGGTTTTCTAAATCTAATATGGTGCGTTTTGATTGAATTACTTCTTGCGCTATTCTGATTTCGTTATCTCGCATTTTGTAGCGGTTAACTTCTAATACCATTGATTCATTATCAAGACCAATTGCTCGTTCTTGAAAGTTTTGGGCAAGTTGCAGTAACTCTATTTTCTTTTCATAATTTTTGTTAATAATTTTAGTTTGTGCTTCCTCTCTTTTTTTGTTGTAAATAAGTTCAAGTTCATGTGCCATTTCTGCCGCTTCACGTTCTTCTACTGATTGCCCAATCACTAATTTACTTTGTAAAAATCGATTTTCAATGTTTGATCTTTCATGCGCAAAGTTATAACGTATCTCCTCTAACTGCGCGGCCTTTTCATCCATACCAATTGTTTTTAACTTTACGTCCAACTGTTCATGTTGCATAACTAAGTTATCCGCAAGAATAACGTGTTGTAAATCTAGAATTTTAGATGCCGCTTCGTCTTGCGCGTTTATAAAGGCTTTGTCCTCTTTGGCTTTTGATCGCGCCCTTAATTCCTCGCGGTCGAATTCCTCACGCATTAAATTTTGTTGTGCTTCGCTTAAATTTTCCTTTGATAATGCTTGTGTTCTTGCATTAGCAATAGTTGCCAGTTGTGCTTCCAAAGCCAAATCAATTTGCTTTATTTCAATTTGTTTTCTATCAACAGTTAAGGCTTCAATTTTTAATTCACCCTGTTTACGTTCAATTTCCGTAAGTTGATTCTGTAAAGCAATCTTGGCTTCTAACGCTGTAAGTTCTTTTCTGTTGGCATCAAGGTCTTTATTTTTTTCTGCATCTGGTCGCATATCTTCTAATTTGCCTGATGCTTCCCTAGAACCAGATGGCGTGTCATCGCCAAAGACTTTTTGTGCCGCGTAAAAAGCCGCCAATCCAGCCGCGCCAGCGGCTATACCTTTCCATCCTCCCATTGCATTGGTTGCCGCCATCAGTGCTGCATTTGCTGCAATTGCTTTGCGGATTAACATAAATATCTCATACACCTTGGTCAGTTGACCTATGAGATAAACAGAGCCTATGGCAAACAGCGCGGCTTTAAATGTTTCAACTTTTACCAGCCCATCGCCATCAGTAAAAGGTGAAATAACATCAGCAAAAGCCAACTTCAAATTATCCATAGAAGTTTTTAATTGATCTGAAACGTCACCTAATTTTTTTATTGCAGCCTCATTTTTTCGATAGGCTTCAACAGACATATTTAGTTTTGCGGCAACTTCACCAATTGCTAAACCAATGCCTTGCTTGCCAAGCATTTCTTTAACCAACTTAACACGTTGATAGGTACTTAGGCTTTGCTCATTCAGCGCATTAAAAATTCTATTTATTGCGTCTTCAGGCTTAAGGTTTTTTAATTCTTCAAATGTAATTCCAAGACGTTCAAATTGCGATATTGCGGCTTCATTGCCGCCTTGCGCTTCTTCAATTTTTGTAAACAGCGTAGACAGCATCTTTGATGCGCCTTCTGCATTGCCGCCCGAGGTCTTAATGGCATCTTTAAATTGCAAAACTTTGGCAACTGAAATTTCAAATCCCTTTGCTAAATCTTGCGTGGCATTAGCAAATTCCAAAGTCTGTTGCGTTAAAGCGGCAAAGCCTAAACCTCCAAGTCCTGTAGCCCCTCCAAGACTTCGCAAAATTCCACCTAATGATTTAAAGTCACCAGTTAAATTATTAACGGCTTTTTGCAAATCTTTAGCCTGTTGTTTTGCTTTAGCCGTGGCTTGGTCCCACTCTACCGTGACCAGACCAAGTTTGACTGAGAGTGAACCAATGACTGCCATTATTTTTTCCCCTTACCTTTTGTCCAAGGTCCTGTTTCAATCAGTTCTTGTAATTTGTATCCAAAAATTGTAATCACCCGATCAATATTGCTTTCCAAGCCAGCGCGTATAAACGGGCGTGCAGATACCTCTGCCGTACCAAATTCCATTGCAAGAGCCACTGGCCTATTGGTGTAGGTCACACGTTCTTTCCCTTTACTGGTAATGGTTGTGTGCTTGTCGCTGTCGTCCCGCCTTGCACTTACTGTTACGCGGGTTATAAATGTTTCGCCTCTGTATGACCCTGATGCTTTGTCGCGCGTAGTAGCGCGATGCGTTTTTAAATAAATATGCTCTTTTAATTGTCCAGTATCTTGTGGCGCATTCTCTTTAACTGATTGCAAAACTGGGACCATCGCCGCACCCATGGCGCGTTTCCAAATGCGGTCGGTCTTTTGCTTACCAAACTCCAAAGCCAATGCGTCCATTGTTTTAAACAAATCGTCAAAGCCTGATATGTCAACTGTTGAGTTTTGCATTGGCAAACCTATTTATGGCAAAGCCTTTGGCTTGACTTGCAAAACCAAGCAACCCATTGCTGGCGGCTTGTGCGGGACTTGTATCATTGTCAGGGTCTGTCGAGTATTCGACCACCCAAGGGAAAACTTCGTTAACTTTAATTGCTGGCGTACCCGGATTGCGCATATAGTTAAACACAGCGGCAGTCACTGGTGTCAGTGCTTCAAAGATTCCTTTGTTACCTAGCAAGCCATCCGTATACATAACTTGTATCTCCGTAAACAGTTCCTCATCCAGCGAATCAACATACTGTTCGGTATGCCCATTAAACACCATCGCCGCAACAACTTGTCTACGCAGTGACCGCCTTAGTTTTTTTTTGCGGTTCGGTAATCTGGCTTTATCGCGGCTTCAATATCTTCTACCATTTGCTTTATGACTGGCTCTGGAAATTCCTCGGCAATTTCGTCATAGTTTTCCGTGATTGGTTCGCCAGTCTCGGATTGCAACAAGTAAAAGTATTCTTGCACCTTAGTTTCCCACATTGCTTGAAATGTGGCAACTTGTCTAACACTACTACCTTGAACAAATACATCGTCATCAGTCATGCTGATGCCGCTTTCACTTTCAGCCATTGCTTTGGCAAATTCCTCGCCACCGTCAAGTATGGTTTTTTTCAGCGGGTCAGCCAGTTTGTTGTAGAGGGCTTCAATATGTTCTGGACTTGGTTTGGAAATTTTTTCAATCATTTCCTCCATCTGTTTTTTTAGCGGTATGCGTACACGCAAAGAAAATCGGGCATTACCAATTTCCAAATTGATGGTTTTAATTTTTGCTTGGTCGCGGCTTTGTTCGTATGACTTACCAAGTTTGGTTGCTAGTTTCATGTCTTATCCTTTGAGCATCTTGTCGTATATTTCGTTGTTTAATTCAACAACGTATTTAATCACCTCGGTTGGTGACATTGTGTTTGCGTGTGCAACGGCAATTCTGTATGCAAGGTCAATGCCCGCAAGACGTTGCTGTTGAAAGCCAAACCAGTTTTTTTGCCCAGTGGCATTTAAACTGATAAGGTAATTCAACAGCGCGTCAGAGTTATTTATTTGTTGTGTCATATCTTGTAGAAAAGCCCCCGTAGGGGCTTTGCCATTAAGGATTGTTAGACCAGCCGTAGGAACTGCCGCCTACTGGGTGAATGGTAAATTCAAACTTGCCCTCAGCACTTGGTGACATATCCCATTTCAAGCCGCCAACGCGACCGTTAAATGCATAAGCCACGGTATCCGTGCCGTCATAAACTGCAATGACATAGGTGCGAATAATTGTGCCGCTGTAACCGTCATCACGAATTTGCAACTGCGCAGCATCAGCAGGATTCCACGGCGCGGTAATGGTCAGCGAGGTCACCTGATTTTGTGTGGTGATTTTTGCGCCAGTACGTTGTCCGGCAATAGAGTACGCGGCAAACGCATCGTCTGCGCCAAATGCTGGTACTGCCTCTACGGGAATTGAAAAACAGGTTTGTCCACCACCTGATTGACTACCAGTGCCGCCAGCACTTGCGCCAATTAATTCGGCAACCTGCGCAGTCCAGACGGACAAATTTGCATCGCTTAGTGGTGTTGGTATTGCATCGTTTTGCATCCACATTGTTGCAACGTAACCGGGTAAGACTTTATTGATGAGTGCCATTTTTAAGTTCCTTCAAAAGTTGGGTTAAATCAATCGTGTCTTATGTTGGAATGTAAATTGTGCAGTCGATAATTATTTGATTCTGACCTATGGTGTTGTCATAGGTGTTGTAGAGCCAAATGCAATCGGCTTTGGCTATAAAGAAACCTGTGGTGTCGGGGTCGCCAAAAGTGCCTGAATAGCCGTGCAAGGATTGTAGTATGTCATTGGAAAGATTAAAAGCATTGTCCATTGTTTTTGCAAATACCGATATTTGAAATGTCGGTGAGTCAATGCCTTTATTACTTTGCGTCTGACCCGTGTATACGGGCTGATGAATATTGCGCAATTGCCAAGTTAAGAATTTATCTTGCGTTGCCCAGTTGCGATTAAAGTTTGCATACACAGGTACAGGCGTGACAATATCCGACAGTTGCCATTGAATAGCCTCGGCGTACTGGACTGGATTTTGTTGGGTACTCATACTGTTGTGTCAGGGTCGTTGCGGTAACACATTAAAGCCACTGTCATGCGGTCGTTTGATTCCCGCACGTCTGTAATTCGCCAATCAAAGCCGCGCCAAGTAATACTGTACAAATTTTGGTTGTCTACAATTTCCTTGGTGTTTGGCGTGTAGTTCAACGTCAAATTTACGAGGTCAGAATACACGCGATACCGTTCCGATATTCTTACGCTGTTTGCCACATCACCAACCAAGGCGCGTGTTGCAAACCAAGGCGTTATGGTTGTGGTGTACTCGCCAAGGGTATCTGTGCCATTGGTAACGCTGTTGACAGTAATGTTTTCGTACCGTCTAATTGCCATTACATCACCAGTGGTTTGTAGGGTCGCAACAGCGCGGCTACGCCAAATGGCACTTCACGCAAAGGCTTGTCAGATGTATTACTGCGGTTGTTGTATAAATGCGTCAGCATCATCAAGCCCGCTTGTTTTATGACGGGGTACTGCGCAATAAACGCCGCGTTTTGGCTATAGGTCACAACAATGGGATTTGCAACTTCTTGACTGATTTCATTTAGTTGCGTATTTAGTATGACGCGATTGCCTGTTGGGTCATATGAATAATCTGCTGGCGCAACCAAAACAGGCACAGTGTTTGACGCGCCATAGAATTGCACCTTGTTAACAGTCACGCCAGATGCGCCTAAATAGCCCGTTCCAGTCTCAGGCAAGTCTAAGTACAGACTGGTGTTATACAAGCCCGGATTCGCGTAATAAACCCGCCACTGGGTTAAAAATATTGACATGCCGAGGTAGTCTTCAATTGCCATGCGCGTGGCAAGTTCCAGCGAGGACAAATATGTATCTTGGCTTTCATCGTCAAACAAATTTAACTGTTGCGTAATTTCGCTAAGGGTCAGCCATTCAGTAACTATGTCCCGATTGATTTGCTCAAACTTTGCATAGTTATATGGGTTGCGTCCGTTCGCGTAGAACGGCGCAAGCGTCATATTTTCAACAGCCATTGGGTTACCCCTTAGTCAACGCCACGAACACCAGCAAACGGGTCGCGGACAGTACTAGCCATCCGCTTTTCGCACCACAAGGTTATGAACCCGGGCGCAGTCTGTTCAAACGCTTGAATTGTCATCTCCTCAACGTCCGCAATTTGCATAAAACGATTCCAGTTTGCCAAGTACACAGGGTATAGGTCATCAAGATATGGATTAATAATTACTGGTGCGCCAAAGATTGAACCCACTGCGCCGCCATCACGTTCACCTAATTCTAAGAATTTGGGCAAGCCTTGGTCGTCAGCCAAAGTGCGCAGACCCTTTATGTATTTTGGGGTCATGTGCCAAGCAGTGGTGGGCATATTCCAATACTGCGCTGGTAATGCGTCACCCATTGCCACAATTTGCGCATACGTTGGCGAGGTAGCATTTGTCACCACTTGCAAAATAGTATGAATACCATCTGTGATTGCATTGCCACTTGTACCAAACGCCGCCGCTGATGTACTGCCATCATACATAGACAATCCGCGCAAGCCAGCAGTTGCGCCAGTTGTTGTTGTAACCGAACCCGCTTGGTCATTGTTAAGCGCCATTGATGCGGCTTCTGCCTGTGAAAATTCCAACGTCAAGTCTTGCATTAATTCTTCTTGCAAGCCATTAATATCGTCAAGAGCCGCTGTACGAATAGGCAACTGCGCAGACAAAACGCGCGTTGGCAATTGCCATGTATTTGTAGCCGTGCCGGGTGTTCCCGCATTGGGCGTGAATGTGTAGCCCCATGGGTCGGCTTGGTCAAGTGCATTACCAGTCTTGGCAACAAATTGCACTGCTGACATATTGGGTGCTTTAATTTGTAATGCGCCCATACGGAATGGGTTGGCAAATCTTAGAGCCGCAAACGCATCATCAAAATATGTGCGACCACCTACACCCGCGCCTGAACCAGTCAGGGTCGAGGCTTCGCGCAAATCGACATTGACCTTGCGGCCTTCATGCAATGAGGTTTTAATGGCTTCAATAATTTTTTGCGTTGCACTCATCTTTATTCCTTTGGATAAAAAAAAGGGGGGAGAGTTTTTGCCCTCCCC